GTTTGTTCTGTGCTTCAGCTTCTAAGAATGATAGCACTGAATAGTATTCTATTTGGCTTACTCTCTTATCGATCTTACCGATATCACGCATTGTATAGCGTCTATTATCAATAAAGTCAAGGGTTACCTCATCGGCTGTTAATGTATATGCCGGAATAGTCATTGTATATAAATGCATTGAATCAGTTGGAATTTCTGCCGGCTCTGGATAAACTGCCGGGACACCTGTAGCAAATCCAAAGTTACCTTTAGAATCTAAATAAACTTTATCTATTCTTCCTAAGTAGTATTGAATATCAGTTTCGAATTGACTAAATCTTGTTGGAGCAACTGCTACAAGAGCACCTGATCCAGTAAAGTTACCACCAGAATCATCTATTCTTGGTCTAAAATCAACTGCACTTCTTAATTCTATATTACCAACCTTAGGTATCTTATCATAATCAATCACACCAGTGTATGAATCAACTGTAAAGAAATCACCTGTGGTAGAATGAGTGAAGTATTTAAATGTAACATCAAGTGCTGCAGCTGCAGTATAGTTTGATGTAGTCTTAAGTTTAACCCGACCAACATCATAGAAATCATCTCTTTGGCCATTGTCTAAATCAAAGTGTGTAGTAACATTGGTATTGCTTACATTTTCAACAACTGAGACTATCTCATATACATCTGCTTTACCAAGTGATTGACCTGTACCAGTAAAGTCTGTGCCAGCATTAAATGCTACAGCAGTATTTCCACTTAGTGTTTTAGTCTTATGGTTTGCAGTTCTTATAAATGGTGCAATCAATCTTACTGTGTCACCATTTTGTGCTGTTAATCCAGTAATTGTTGCTGTTGTTAAGCCAGCATTGAAAGCAATGTTTCCAACAGTAACTATTTCACCACCAACAGTAGCATCGGTATCATTTATTATGATCCAATTAGTGTTATTAGACTTTGTACCAAACGCTTCATTAGCAACCGTAGTTGTAAATACCGCTGTACCAGAGTTAACAATACCTGTTGCAGCAATAATTCTATTTGTTTCAAAACGATAGTTAAAGTCTGGAGTACCACCACCAACTACACTATCACATGTTTTAATTCTTGGATATGGTAATGCGTATATTAAGGTGTCTGGTCCAATGTTATATGCTGTGGCTGCTGGGCCTATAGCAGCATCGGCATTTGGATCAGCAATAATTGCTGTAAACGAACCAGTACCACCATTTCCTGCTGGGTCACCTGGAGTTTGTGCACTGGATGATACATGATCTAGTGTTTTTGCACCAACCATTGTGCCAGTGAAATCAAAGATGTGAATTCTGTATCGAGTTGCAGCTGTATCACCATTACCGCTTACACGTTCGATTGATCTTGCTCTCGCAGTACCAATTGAGTTACCACTTGAATTTTCAATATCAAATGGACCGAATGTAGTAATATCTGGGGTTCCGACAAGAGATGTAACTTCAATATAGTTATTATGAGTTATCTCTGTAACTTTATCTGTAACCTTCTCTGATGTCCTTGCTCTATCAAAGTGTGCATTAGTTGTTCCTAATGTCTGTATCTCATAACCTCTTACATAAGCTTTTGAAGGCTCAATACCAAGAGTTAATTTAGTAGTATCAGATGCATGATCTTTCACTAATGCTTTAAATGGATTAACGTAGTAGTTACCTGATTCATCAAATGTTCTACGAGCTAATTCATCAGCTAAATGATTATAATCAGCTGTTCGTGCATTCTTTGTAATGAAACCATCTTCTAATCTTGCGATAAGAACAAAGTTACCTGATGTAGCATTGACTGCTTGACTACTTAACGTAGCTGTAATAGAATAACGATGTGCACCTGGAGCCGAAGCATTAGGTGCACCTGTAGCGTTATCATTTAATGATGCATCCTCACCTGGGCTAACGATAGCTTCAGTAACCAATAGACCAATATCAAATGATACGTTATGTGTATATTTAGATAATACAATTGTTTTAGCCTTAGCTACAACAAAGTGTTTCTTGATATAATAAATACCATCTTCAAGTGCTACGATTGAACCGAATCCGGTTGCTGCAGAAGCTTTAACTTCAGCTGACTTACTACCTGAAGCAGTGATCGTTGCGTTATCTGCAAAGACTGTACCTGATATGTATTTAACGAATATAGTAATTGGATCTGAACCGTCAGCTAAACTAGCATGGACAACCCTAGCTATGTTAGTACCATCAGTAAATTCAGTACCTACTAATTCGGCAACTGTATCATTATTGGCATGAACAGAATCTAATTTAACATAGTCAATTTTATTGTGTAAGTGAACTGTACCTGGAACAACTACCGAACCATCTTTAAATACATGGTCTCCCGCAGAAGATATTTGGTTTTGTAATTGTGTTTGTAGTTGAGTTAACTCTCTTGCTTGTACAGCCTTACCAGGTCTGAATAATATCCTTTGATATTGTTCTTTAGGACTAAGAGTGTTGCCTGCGGCAACCGACTCAAAGTCGTCCCAATATGGTTCTACGTTAAATGAAATTGCCATGCTTGTTTCCTATTTAAAATGCGATTACTAATCTTACTGTTTCTACTTGTCCTGCAGCTCTTGTTGTTGCTGTCCTATTCTCTACAAACATTACATCACCTTGATGATGATTAATAAGAGGAGCACCTACTGCTGAGATTTGATTACCAGCACCACCTGAACCAGTTGCTCTCGTCAAATGCGAAGTAGTAAATGTACCGAACCCAGTAGTTTCGTTTTGTATATAATGTAATACACCACTTGTGTTATTATATTCTACCACTATACCTTTAGCACCAACTGTACCACTTGTATGACCTTCGAAAGCAAAGTCAGCAACATATGTACTAGCTAATGAAGCAGGAATTGTTACACTCTTACATGTATTATATGCACTTGCTTCTGCAACTTGAGCAATAGTAGCTGAACCAGATGATGTTGTAGCGATAGCTTTAAATATCTCTCCAACAACTGGATTACCACTCGTTGATCCTGCAGTTGTGAAATGTGCATCAGTAGATGTACCTATTGTTAAAATCTTATAGAAATTGCCAACCACCATTGAATTTGATGCTGAAAGAGTTGCTGATTCAGTAGCTTTTTCAATTGGATTTTTTACAACTGCTATTTGTCTAAAGTCGTTTGAATCAGGAATACTGCCTGACTCATCACCCGTAAATGTAGTGTTGATAGTTATGTAATGTGAACGTAAGTCATTGGTTGGGTTAAACCCGAATCCACCAACTGGGCCTATAACTGGTCTTATTGCACCATTTGAACCTGCACCGCCTGTTACTGTAACAGTAGCGTGGGTATACCCTGAACCTACCGCTGTCATTGTAACACTTGTAATGGCTCCACCTGATACTGTACATGTAGCTGTAGCACCTGTTCCGTTACCTGCAATAGTTAATGTTGGAGCTGATGTATATCCAGTTCCCACAGTAGTTATCTTAAGGTTATATATGGCTCCGTCAATTGCATTACCTTGAACAGCCCACTGAGCAACTAATGCTGCATCAGCACCTGCTACAGGAACTTCATAAATTTTTCTTGTTGGAATAAATGATGATGTTAAGAATTTAGTTACATCAGTTGTTGGGATAGTGTACATATATTTCCATATGTAACCATCATTAGTAGTTGTAGTACCAATGACACCTGATGTTTGAACTCCTACAGTGTCTGGGTTATATGTGCTTGCCCCTGACCCTGCTCTTAAACATAAAAACACATTGTTATTATCTGAAACAACAAAGTATAATTTACTTTCTATATTTGTGTCTTGATCATCATATTCTACATATGTAGTACCTGAAACCCATAGGTTTCTTGGGGAACTATGAACAATATCAGCAGCATCAACTCTCTTCATGGCAAACATATTTTCCCATAAAGTATGTGACGTGTAGTCATTTTCATATGGGGTTGTTGGTACTGTATCATCAGTCCAAGCATTAGGCCTTCCCAGTGCCATGTAGAATTGATTATCACTAAGACTTTCAACGAACTTATTCGTCGAATCCAATCTAAATTTGCTTGTGATTATTGCTGCCATTTTATTTCCTCTTTTATTTTACGTTATGGAGTATGTACATAAAGTGAACTCCTGTTACTTGATGGAGTAGTTTCACCACCACCCACTCCGAATTGTATTCCTATAGTGTTATTTATACTATCTTGAATTGTATATGAAGCCAAATCTGAATTTGGACCTAAATATCTAAATTTCATGTTGTCCCAATGGTTATTCATACCTATTTTCTTAAATTCTGAACTTCCTCTTGCAAAGTGAGTATATGATTTCTCTAATATATGACTATTAAAACTTATTGGGCCAATCTGATGTGCACCTAAAGTAAGTTGTATCTTACCAACAAATGGTAACCAACCATATTGCGCTTTAACATTTCCTTGATCAAGTAGTGCAATAAATATTGCAATCTCACCAAAGAACTTAAATCCTGCAGGGTGAACTAATCTTGTAAATGCATTCTTCCAATCAGATACATTCTTACCAGTTCTTAATACATATGAGAACTGTTGGTAATAATAAGAGTCTTGTACATATTTCTTATCTGACAAGAATCCATTAGCTGTGGTAAATAAACCTTTAGCATATGTAGTAACTACATCACCATTTGTTAATGCACTAGTAAATGTTAATTTGTATTTAGTAGTAGTATCTGAATAGACTGACTCAACATAATCTGTAGCTGGAGTCTGATGGGTATTATTTACAAATACAACGTCATCATCAAACATTGCTGGGTTATTAGCATCATTGTTTCCACTAACTACTGTTGGTGTTCCAGATATTGTAAATATATTTGATGGCGTAAATGCAGTTCTATCTGCTATAATTGCAGCTGTTTGATCTGTCCAATTTCCATCAGATGGAATTAATACATCTGTGAATGGAAAATATGTTTCAACATCATCGTCATAAATCATTCTAAAGAATGATGTAATAGATTCTGGTGTACCTCTACTTATATAAAACTCAACAAGTCTCTTATAGAACATTCTTGGGTCTGTAGCAAAATCTCTCGGTACCGCAACACCAATTTCATTCTGTAGTTCTGTAAGTAGATCAGTTTCTACATGATCAATATCCCTTTGGATATCTAATGAATTTAAATAATATCCTGATTTGTTTTGACGCTCTAAATATAATGCATATGTCTTAAGAAATTCAACAAGGGTTGGATAAGAAGACTCTACGTGATCTGGTATTAAATCATCTATATATGACGATATATTATATTTACCAATTGTTGCCATTAGTTACTCACTGTAGTATAATCGATTCCAGCAGTTGTACCGCCAGTTGCCATTGTATCTATCTCACCTATAATTGTAGCAGTTGAGGTATTAATAGTTAATAGTTCATTTCTTTTAGGTGATATATCAGATGATGCAGGCTTGACCGTAACATCTATTGTTGTAGAACCTGTAGGAAGTGTTGTAGGATTAAATGATGTAAGAGTAACTGTTCCAGCTTCTTCATTCACATCACCAACATTTGTTGATTGTACTAAGTTATTTGTATCAACTATTTGAATAATTCGTGTATCACTTGAACTATCATAGAAATCTTTAAGTCTACAGTCAACACCAGCAAAGGTAAATATGGTCGATGTCACATAAGAACCAGTAGTTGCTGTAGTAGCATCTAAATCTGTAAGAGCTTGGTTAAACTTAAGTGAGTATTTAGTTGCTGTACCAAGAGCTGGTACAATCTTCTTAGTCATCTTAATACGAGTAATATTAGATAGAATAGCAATGTTAGTATCATCTATCTTTTTAAGAACATTTGAATCCCTATACACACCACCAAAACTCTTAAGAGTTGCATTGTTATATGCAATGAGTGTAGACCGTATTGAGGTTGCAAGACCAGTTGCTGTTACTGTAGCTAGGTTAGGATTATATTTAAAGTATACTTCGAGGTCTATGTAGGTGTATTCTGGGTCGACAAGAACCGGAGTGATACTTACGACGTTTTTTGGCTTTAGAATGTTTGTTTTTATGGTAGTTTTTTGTGAATCAGTTAACACCTCAGCTGATAGTGGCTTAATACTTACATATACCTTACCATAATCTGGTACATCATGATCTTCTCCGCCCCATACTGCAACAGCTTCAATATCAGCAAATTCATTTTTTATAATAGCCTTATAATCATCTGGTGTAACAGCCCTATTTTGAGATACATGAGCAAGAGGAGCATTAAATTTAATTGCTTCTTTTGATTCTCTTGCAGCACCACCTACAGCTTTAGTTACTAGTGTGATAGTTTCATTGCTATTACCATTTAATGAATCAGTCATAGTAAATACTGAAGCACCGTTAACGTTTGTGCCTGCAGCTATTGTAGAGTATTCTATTTTAATACTATTACCATTTCCAGGTCTCTTACCGACAATGTTATCACCAAACTTAATCTCGTAATAAGCATCTCTACCTTCTTCTAAAAAGAATACTTCACTCGTGGCATTTAGATTTACTACATTAGTATTTAAAGTATAAACCTTTGATGAACTTGAAGAACTAGAATCTATAACTGTAACTTTAATTGATTTTGTATTTACGTTTGTAACAGGAATTAAATATTGTTCATACACATTATTTTGATATGTATATGTTATTTCAGCTAATGTGCCTTGTTCAATGTTAACATTTGGAAATACCCAGCCGTCAGTAGCATCAAAATTAATTGTAGCAGTAGATGAAGCAAACATCGGATATGTAACACCATCAATTAATGTTTGAAATTTTGTACCTCTAGGCATACTTAAAGGAAGTGGGTTATTACTTCCATCATGATTATATAAAGGAGTTGCTGTAGCATCATAATTCATTTTAACATTTATAACGGCAACAGAAGGTGAAATTGATCTTGGCGTATATCCTAATAGTTTGGCGTGTGATACAACAGAAGCTCGTAGCTGAGCTGTGTCAAGGAATGTTTCATTCAAAGCAAAGTTTGCATTCATTGAATTTACATGTGTTATATAACTTAATACATCAATAATGGTACTCATTGCTGAGCCTTCATAGTTGTAGTCATTGAAGGTAGTATCAGTTGCCTTCATGTATGCAACTAGATTTGCTTTTATTTGATCAAAGTCTAATTCACTTGAGTTAATTCTACGTTCAATTGCCATTATCGTAATCTCTCTATTGTGGTGGCTATATCAATTATTTGATTACTTGATTTAACTCGACCGGTTACTGTTATAATTACATCATTCTCTGATGCTTTTGCTTGGATATTTGTATTGAGTATTTCTATTCTTGGTTCAAAATTATTTAAAGCTGTATTAATAGCAGTAGACATACTCGCTGCTGTTATGTGTGACATGTTCTCAAATAAATATGCTCTAAGGTTTGCACCAAAGAAATAATTAAATGGACGCTCACCATGATTTGTACGAAGTATATTTAATACACTTTGTTTTACTGAAGCGTTATCCTTCTTTATTCCAACGTCATTTGTATTAGGATTTTGCTTGAAAGTAAAATCTAAATCTTTGTATGTTTCTTGTCTTGCAATTGTTGCCATATAGCTTATTTATACCCGTTGTTAACTAAGATTGCCAGTATTTCCAGCACTTGATCCACCAGTAATAGTATGATTATGTCCATCAAGCTGTTGTGATGTACTTGTGTGAGTTGTACCAGTTACAACAACATTACCATCTAATTTTATATTAGTTGACTTTAATGTCATGTCAGCTGTGCTCTCTATATCTGTTGTACCAGTTGAGAATAATTTAAGAGTGCCTGCCGAATTTACATCAATTTGACTTGAATCACCTGTGGAATTTATATCAATAATGCTCTCATCACCTGTAGCATCTATAACAATATTACCTACCACATCCATATCAACATTGCCACCAATGTCAATGTCTGCATTTTTTCTAATATCTAATTTAGCATTTTGGAATATTGTCATATCAGCTTCACCACCAATGATAGCATTTAAACCACCTTCGGTATGTAATTCAATATTACCGAATGAAGCTGGGTATGATGGTTTGTCTGGATATGTCCAAGAGCCATTAACTAATTTTACTTTGCTAGGATCATAGTCAGCGAAGGTAGCTAATGCAGCTGCATATGGTGCTTGTGCCGTAGCTGACATCTCTTTAACTTTCCTCATATTTTTATGTGTCAAGGTGAATGTGTCTGTCTTTACTTTAGGGAACCATTGCTCAATAGCGTTATTTCTTGTATAGCCACCTAATTTTACATGGTGTACAGCAATACCTTCATCATTGTATATAACATGTTCTGGATCGCTGCTCCCTACGTCAATATCAATATTACCCCTTACCTCGCCATCAATGTCACCCTTAACAAGTAAGTCTGCATTGCCGTCAACAGTCGTATTCATGTTACCACCGACATGAGCATTAAGATCTTTAGCTACAGCCAAATCAACATTACCACTTACAATAATTTTAACATTACCAGTAACCTCAAGTGTATCTTGACCTACAACTAATCTATAATTGTCTCTTACAATTGTTTCATTCTTTGAACCATTTGGATCTATACAATATTGAGTGCCACTCCTATGTCTTTCTGTTATACGTTCGTATCCTTCCGTATCGTCATATTCTTTTACGTGGCCACTTTCTGTTTCATATACATTATTGTTTGGAAATATTGGGTTATATACATTCTTTGGTTGATATACACCAATAGGCTCTCCAACGTGTGGATTAGCTTCACCTCTAACTCTTAAATTATTATCTTCTTGGCCATGACTTTTAGTAGGAAGAGATCCTATGACCATAAACTCTTGTAAAGTACGGTCTAAAAATATACCACAAACTAATGAACCAGTTACTCTTTCATCACCAATAGCTTTACCATCTGGTAACACATCGCCTTCTTTCCATAAGACTCTTGCGTTTAAATTTACTGAATGACCTTTACCATTTATTCCCGGTGTAGTTGTTGGTAATACAACATTTGACCACCCAAGATCAACAGTATCTATATTATATTTACTGCCGCCTGAACTAAGTGTATGTATATCATGCACTCGAACTTTAACTCTACCAAGTTTTAAAGGATCATTTATATCTTCTACTATACCAAAATAATACATTATATGTTACCTTCCCTTACTAAGCCTATATTTTGTGAATATTCCATACTGCCATCTTCCATTCTATAATTGTGGCTTACATAAGAAATTATATAAAGACCATCGGATTTTGTTCCTGACATTTGACCACCGCCCTGTTCAACATTAATAAGCATTCCGCAACCTACACCTGGAATAGCTATAACATCATTGGCAGTTAATACTGTATTAAATAATCTAAATTTCATATTTCTTATAAGTTCTGATGACGTTGCTGAATATCCTGACATTAATGATTTTTCATCAAATAAATCTTTACTGCGGCTGAATTTTGTTATTGGAATATTAGTTACTTCTGCAGGTTTAATTACTGTTTCTGTAGTTTCATCTAATGATACTTCTAATATTGATTTTCCCCACATACCTTCTGAGACTTTTTTTATAAAATCCATATTGTAATCAGTTAAAGTAAATTTAGAACTAGATCCTACACTACGTAATGGGGCTTCAGCACTACCTTGAGTTATTTCCTGAGAATGTATTGTGAAAGGCTTTCCGTTAGTAGTCAAATAATTAGTTTCTAGCATAGTATCTATTGATGTAAATCTTGTTATTCCATTATCGGCTAGTCTTTGATATAAAAACATTGGAGTATTCATTTTGCAATATGCGGTATTTACTATATCATTCATAGCTTGTCTAGCAGAAATATTAGGTACAACATATTTTCCATTTGAAGTAACATCAGAATCAATCATTAATATATTCTTCTCAGCATGAGTTTCTCCCCATATATCAGTAAGTATATCAGCTGATGTTCCATTATATGCATTACAAATTCTAGCGGTAGCTTCATTAAAATTATTTACAGAAACTGCTTTAATAATATATGTTTTTCCTTGTTTAGTTATTTTTTGATCAGTAATACCATCAGCATATAAAATTATTTCTGTTGGTACATCAAAATAGGTATAACTTAATTTAACTATATTTAATGTTATGCCTCTAAAAAACACATCAAAGAAATTAACTTTATCATCTACATTTAAAGTAGCTTTAATATTGCCATGAATACTTTCATATATAGTCATACCTACGACCATAGCGCTTATATCAGTATTATCTATATAGACCTTAAAATTTTGTATGTTATACATTAGACATTCATTGCGCTAGCAAATTGGCGAGCTACTTCACTTATATTTTCAGGTTTAATGACCTTAATATTTCTGTTTTGTTCAGTTACAGCAGACTCATAATCGATGTAAGTAAATGGAGTTGTACCAGAAGCAGCGCGCTTTACCCAGTTACTAGAAGCATCAACATGATGGTGAGGTGCGTAAGCTTGTGACTTAATAAAATTAGCATCCGCTGAATCTGTAGAAGTAATACCTTGAATAGTTTCACCGGTTATAGTAAATGTGCCTGATGTTTTTTCTATTACAATATAACCCATATTAACATGGATCTCTTTAACAATACCTAGTGCAGATGATACAGAACCTTTAACTGTTTCACCTAAAATAAATTTTTCATTTAAGTCAGTATCAGTATCAGCAGCAAGGTATTGATATTTATTTGTGCAATACTGTACTAATTGACCATGCTTCATAGGCCAATCATCCCATATGTTTTTTATCTGTGGATTAAGTAATAAGAATGTCCAATGATATATTGATGTGCCATATAACCGTTGACTTAAATGATCTGGTCTTTCACCATCTATAATTTTTACGGTCTGATAATAACCAGCATTATTAACTAATGAATTTGAAATATTTGCTTTTGCAGTTAGATTTTTTAATCTATCTAAAATACCAGATCCATCTACATCTATTGCTACATTTTGTATTGATTTAAAGTACATAATTAATATCCTTTGTCTATGTCATCTGAATATAATGGAACCATTTCTTTAAGTGTTACTGCTAACCCAATTTCAACAGGTGAATTATTTTCTTTAAAAAATGAAGTGTTATTTGGATTATATGAAACATTAACAGATTCAATAACACATGGAGGTAATTGAATCATTTCTACACCTTTTGCACCAGCACCATGAAATGATACGATGACATGATCAGGTACTGTTATAAGCAGTTTATTATCTTTTGTTGCATGAGCAGCTTTTCTAAACATTTTAATAAGGCCTGTTGCTTGTTGTGATTCCTTTGCAGAATCTGGTAATATAGTCCAAGCAAATGAAAATGTTCTTAATGCAGTTGAACTATACATTACAATTTCATTTGGATTAGCAACTTTACCACTACCTCTTTGAATTTCTGTACTAACTATTGTGCCAAGCCCAGCACCTAAAAGAGCTGACATAACACCACTACCACCAAATGCTTGCCCACCTATAAAACCAGCAGCAGTTAGTGCTTCTGGACTTGTTAATGTTGTTGGATTAAATATGTCTTTATAATTATCTGAGAATAAAGTCTCTGCAAATGCTCCCATTTTTCTTGAATCATCATTATAAATCATTTGATCATTTATTTCTATACCAGTTGGCATATATAAACAAATTGAACCCATATATTTTCTTTTTACAAGAGTACCAATACTTTGAGCCCATTCTTTTACTTTGTTAAATACACCTTCAGCACCTTTACCAAGTGCGCTATTACCAAATGATGCATTATCAATAGCATCTTGCGTATCAGAACCTTCAGCTTCAGTGGCTAGCCATGCTCCGGCATCGCTGGCCATATCTTGTCCACGTGTAAACCCAGTTTTAGCAGCTTGTACAACATTTTTTCCGCCATTTTTGTAGGTTCCATTCCAAAGCGCATCAGCGCCTGATGAAACAAATTGAGATGTTTTTTCACCGTAATTATCGTTATCAACTCTCATAAACTCAAATAACATAAATGGCTCATGTGTCATTGGTGATGTATTAGACATCCTATTCTTTGCGTATTCACTGGTTGAATTACTATTAAAATTTATATCGTCAACGCCAGTATCATTACCTACAGTTTCTGGGTATTTCCAATGTTCCCATAGATAATCATTGTTTACTCTGGTATCATCGGCGCGGTGTGGTCCTGGAGCTAAACCGCCTTGATTGCTATCTGCCATAATAAGTCCTTTATTTGTATAATAGTTATTTATACGAATTTGTATAAATAGTTATATGAAAAAGACATATTCTGGCTCTTGGCGACCAAAACACCCTGAAAAATATAATGGTAATATTGATATGATACATTATAGGTCATTATGGGAACGCAATACGTTTAGATATATGGATAAAGCAACATGGGTTAAGTGGTGGCAGTCTGAAGAAACTGTCATACCATATATATGTTCAACTGATCGTAAGCCACATAGATACTTTGTTGATCTTACTATACGAACGAATACAGGTCGTACCATCTTGGTTGAAATTAAACCACATGCGCAAACACAACCACCTAAACGTAAGAAGCTTAATGAAGCATTAACTTATATGAAGAATACATCTAAGTGGAAGTATGCAAAGAAGTATGCAGATGATAGAGGTTATGAGTTTCAGATATGGACTGAGAATGAATTAGAAGCTATGGGAATTAAAACAATGTCTATGAAATTTAAAGTAAGTAAAACAAAGACCGGTAAAAGAATATGGAAAACACTTAAGAAACGGATATAAATATAGTTATGATTAAAAAGGAAATTTAATGGCCAGTTTATTTGACAAATTAGAATCGGAAGCATTTCGTAAAGGTTTAGTAGCAAGATCAAAAGAAGCATCAACTTGGTTTCAAAAGAAAGCTAAAGAGCTTGGGCCGTTAGGTAAGTCTGTTCTTAATGATGATAGATTAGAAGCAACTGAGGCTAGTTCAGGTGATATGGTGATGTACACATATGATCCTAAGCTTAAACAAACATTGCCTTACTATGATACATTTCCTTTGACTATTGTTGTAGGTGCAGCAAAAGATGGATTCTATGGTATTAATTTACATTATTTACCGCCAAAAGTTCGTGCGATCTTCTTAGATAAATTAGGCGCTATAGCATCTAATAAAAAATTTAATAAGTCGACTAAGTTTAGAATTACATATAACTTATTAAAAGCAACAAAGAACTATAAATACTTTAAACCATGCTTCAAACATTATCTTACAAAAAATGTGAATTCAAAAATTATGAAAGTATCTGCTGAAGAATGGAATATTGCAATATTTTTACAAACAGCCTCATTTAAGAAAGCTGGTGTGCAAACAGTTTGGGCTGATTCAAGGAAACAATACTAATGGGAAAACCAGTAAACATAGACTCAATGAAATCTGCAGTCAACACTCATGGTGGTATAGCGCGTGGAAATAGATTCTGTGTATATATTCCTCATCCTTCAAAATCTATGAATTCTTTAATGAGATTTGACCCAGCAACATTATTAAATAATATGATATCTGGTGATGGTGTTCATTTAGGAGATTTTATTCGTAACCCGATAGATATGTTTTTGTTATGTCAAACATGTTCAATTCCAGGTAAACGTATAACTACAACAGAAGCTACACATGATCATAATATGTCAAAGAAGCCATATTCAATGATGACTGATGAAGTAAGTATGTCATTCTTATTAACGAATGACTATTACATTAAAAAGTATTTTGATATGTGGCAAGAAATGATTATTGATAGTACAGGTGATCATTATAAAGCAATGTACAAAAGAGACTACTGTAGTGATGTAACAATACAGCAATTATCTCAATCTAATGATATAATTCCAGGTTATGCAGTTAAGTTAGAGAATGCATATCCTATACAAATGTCGGCAATTGAATTAGGTAATGGCTCTGATGGACTATTAGAAGTAACTGTAACTTGGGAATATGACAATTGGAGAGCACTAAACAATTTCAATGGCTTTATGAATCTTAATATTAAATTTACAGATGATAAAGTAATGAAAAAATTAAACACAAATAAAAAAGAGACTTTAATTGGAGAAACAAGTGAACCAGTAAAAGGACCTTGGAATACTAAGGGTGGTGGCCCTTGGAATAAACAACCAGTAGCTGGTGGTTTTTAAGAAATAATTTATAATAATGGAGAAGTAATGATATGTTGCCAAAACTAGCAACCCCAAAGTATGATATGATTGTGCCCTCAACAGGCGAAAGTATTAAATACAGACCATACGTGGTCAGAGAAGAGAAACTATTGCTAATAGCTTTAGAATCTCAAGATGATATGCAAATTGAACAAGCTGTAACTGCAATAATTACATCATGTTTAGATGATAGTGTTAAAATAGATAAGTTAACAGGATTTGATATTGAATTTATATTTTTAACATTACGTGCAAGCAGTGTAGGTGAAGGAATAGAGTTAGGTATTACTTGTTCTGCTGATGAATGCGAAGAATCAAATAACGTTAAAGTTAATTTAGATAAATTAGAAATTAAGAATAATGATTTTGATAATAAAGATCTTCAAATAAAACTTAGTGATAATATGGCAATTGAATTACGCTGGCCTACTATGGGCGATAGAGGCGTAGAAGGCGATACTGGTACAGAAAAACTTATCAATATGGTTGCTAAATCAATTGGAACAATTTATCATGGTGAAGATATACATTCAACAAGTGATGTACCATTTGAAGAAGTGGTTGAGTTTACTGAAAATATGAGTTCTGAGCAATTTTCTGAAATAATGGCAATGCTTGTTAAAACACCGTATGTTGGTTATGATATAGAATTCACATGCAAAAAATGTGGACACGAAAATACAAGGGAGTTAAAAGGACTAGCTGATTTTTTTATATAGCCCTTTCACACGATTCATTAGTAACGCATTATAAGACAAATTTTGCTTTAATGCATCAACATAATTTTCAATTGGAAGATTTGAATAATATGTTACCGTGGGAGAGGGATATATATGTTAGCCTTCTAACACAATGGATAGAAGAACGTAATAGAGAGCAGAGTAAACATGGCTGAAAAAAATAAACAATCTGACCCGCAATTAGGATTAATTGTTGCTGAATTAAGGAAACTTAATGCTGTCAGTCGAAAAGATTTAATACGCGATAAAGAAGATCGCGATCGTGCTGAAAGAATGGCTGCAGTTGATGAAGTACAAGTAGATCAACAAAGTAATATCATGAGTGCTGGTCAAGACTTCCAACGTAGGTTCTTAGCAGGTCAAGCAAAGACATTCCTTGAAAAGGGTAAGTTAGGTCAGGCTGAAGAAGAAAATAAACCTTCAACTCGTGGTAAACAAGACGAATTAAGAGATCTTTTTACAGCGCGCTGGAAAGCATTAGATAGTGCTCAAAGTGAAGCTGATAGAGAATCCAAAGATAAAGATAAAGAAGATAAAGACAATAAAAAAGATGCTGGTGGAAAATCTAGTTTCTTAGGTAAAGCAGCAAAAGGTGCTGCTGGTCTAGGTTTAATGGGTTTAGGTATTGGTGCATTTATGAGTGGCTTAATGGTTTGGTCAGGCGTAAAAGCATTTAGAGGGGAAGGTTTCCCTGAACAAGCAAAGAATATATCTGAAGGTTGGGAACACTTCGGTAAGATGAGCAATAAATCCATAACTATGTTAGGTGTTATGTTAGCTGGTGGTGCTTTCTTAGGAATGGCCGGCGGAGTTGGCAAGAGTGCTAAAGCTGCTATTGGTATGACTGCAATGGGTGCGGGTATTGGTGGCTTTATGTCAGGTGTCGTAGCTGCGGGCAGTTTAACTGGTTTTGATGGTAAAACATTTAAAGATAATGCTGCTGATGTAGCAGATGCATTAGAAGAACTTGGTACTTTAAGTACTGGAACGCTAGCTACTTTAGGTTTAATAGCTGTCGCTGGAGCAGGCCTGGGATATAAAAGCTTAGGTAAGGCGACTGGTGCTGCAGCTGGTGCATCGTTGGCTGGTGCTGCTATTGGTGGTTTTATGACTGGTATTGTTGCTGTTTCAAGTATAACTAAAATAGAAGGTACATCATTTAAAGATAACGCTCTTAATACAGTCGAAGCTTTAAAGGCTTTGGAAACTATGGATGTAAAAACTTTAGCTATCTTAGGTGTTCTTGCAGGTGGTGGTGCTTTAATGGCAACAAGTAAACTTGGCATTGGAACTACAGCGTTAGCAGCTACAGGAGCCTCAATCGCTGGAGCATCAATCGGTGGTTTCATGGTTGGTATGTCTGCTCCTGCTGCATTAACAAAAATTAGTGGTACAACATTTAAAGATAATGCTCTTAATACGGTTGAAGCATTAAAGGCCTTAGAAACTCTTGATGCAAAAACATTAGGTGTTTTAGGTTTAATGGCTGGTGCTGGTGCTGCTATGATGACAGGCGGGAAAGGAAAGGTTGCTATTGCAAATGCAGGAAAGGCAGCAGCCGGTGCATCAATAATGGGTGCTGGTATTGGTGGTTTCATGGTTGGTATGACTGCAGCTGCTAAACTTGGTTCTCTTGCCAACGTTGATGGTAAAGCATTTAAAGATCAAGCTACAAATATTGCAGAAGGTTTAGGTGCATTTACTGGACCACAACAATTAGCTTTATCTGGGTTTATTATAGCTGGTGCTGGATTAGGTGCTGCAATGCCGTTAGCTGCTGCAGGTATGACAGCAATGGGAGCTGGTATTGGTGGTTTCTTTGCTGGTCTAGCTGGTGTTACTGGTATAGCCGCATTCTTAGGTGCTGATGGCGCTGCATTCGGTACGATGTTAAATCATATGGGGGGTGGATTAGCTGGATTTAACCAGGTTAATGGAGCAAATCTGACTAGTACTGGTCTTGGTTTAGTTTCATTAGGAGCTGGTATAGCCGCATTAGGAACAGCTTTGTTTGGAACTGGTACAGCTGATACTATAGGTGATACTTTTGATGGGTTTAGTAACTTTTTTAATATGGAATGGTTAAGTGGTAAGGCTGATAAAGACACAAGTGCCTCTGGTTTACAAACCATGATAGACAATATTGTTAAACCTATGGAAAGCTTAGCTACAATAGGTGACCTTACATTAGGTAAATCAGCTGATGGTATATCAAAGGTTGTAAATGTAATGAATCAATTAACTGGGATGCAATTAAAAGCAAGTAATTTTGAATTTACCAAATTTACTGATGATTTTGTATATATGGCTCATGGTATAGATGCTGCATTTAATGGTGGAAAATATGCAATGTATGGTGCAGGTAATGATCTAACTATTACAACAGGTTTAAAAAATCTTAGTTTAGAGAATTATCAAAATGCAGCTGGTGGAATTAGAGCATTACAAGAAGCACTAGGAGTTTCTAAAGTAGATTTAACAGGAAGTAATGGAAACATGAATGGTACTGGTGGTACTAACTTGTATAACACCTATAATAACTATTATTCATCAGAGGCCATTAAGTTTGATGCTGGTGGATCTTATAATAACTATTAAAAAAAACCCGCCTTTCGACGGGTTCATAGATTAAGCTTCTGCCGCTAACTTAGCGAAATAACTCATAGTATCATCATTATCTGAATCAGCTCTTGCTATTGGATCAGCTGCTACTGCAACTGGGTCCGAAATAGAAGGTTCATCATTAAACGGTGAATCATCTACTGATTCTGCCATTGCTGATTTCTCTTGAGAAGTTCCAGCATCTTCACCTAAAACTCTAGTTAACTTAAGGTTAAGCTCACTATAAGATTTAAATGTTGAAGGATCAGTAAATTCTTTAACAGAATACTGTTTGTTGTATATTTCTTCCAATACAGAATCATCTGCATTCAAAGCTTCAGGACTACCAAATTCAGAACGATCATAATTACGGAATCCCGCAACTTGAGCAATCTTCATTTTAAAGTTAGCACCTTTCCACATATCAAATGGATTAACAGCAGTTTCATCTTCATACTGAGGTTGCATGCTATTCATAACCTTTTCAAAGATTTTAGCACCATAAGTATATAAGAATACCTTGCCGTTATTTTCAGGATTTTCAGGATCTGAAACAACACAAATATTTGACACATAATGTAAGCGACGCTTACGTTTCCGTGCAGTATCTTTATCTGCTTCTATACCTGTATTCCAAAGTTTAGAATTCATCTCCGACACAGGGTCATCTTTCTGAATAGTAGTCAGTGATTTCTCAACATACCATTGTCCAGTTGGTCCTTGGAAGAAGTGGTCCCAGTATTTAGCCCAAGGTAAGTCATCACCTTCGACTGTAGGTAAGAACCTAATAACGGCATAACCGTTACCTGCTTTATCTACTGTGGGTTTCCATTGACGATCATCGCCATATGATTTCTTTTCTGAGGTGCTTGAAGCCGCAGCTTGTAAATTGCTATCTATCGCACCGGCTTTGTTTTTTAAGTCTTGAAATGACATATTGTATCTCCTTTAAAAATTTATATTAATTTATATTTTTTTGTATCATTAATTAAAGACATCTAATACAATCTTTCTCATCTTACTATCATCGATCTTTAAGAAAGGTTGATATTTAGTTATCTTCTTATACAAATCAGGCCACATAATTGTTTCCGTGATTTGTTTATTGATTGACTCAATAAATCCTGTCAACCTATTTATTATACACACTGTCTCTAAAGACACCGTGTCTTCCAAATAATGATGAATGATCTTTGGATATGTTTCTTCTATCTCCAAAAGGGAATCAAACCCATCATCTGAAATTTCTTCTAATTCGTTTTTAAACAAATATGATATACTATCTATACGCTTTAAAAAGCTAGTGTATGTATCTTCATCTCTTATCATATCACCGGTAAATGTATTACCAGCTAATTGGTGTGATGCAAAATACAAAATTATATCATCCTTACTTTTAAATCTTTTTCCAATTTTTGTTAACTGAAATTTATCTGGCCTTTTCCAATAAGTTTTTTCAGTTACATTAGTTTTAAAATTATACTTCCAACAATCATAAGATCTATTAAAATGTAGATTAACGGCGTGATGTAGTATAAATGCTTCATATCCTGTCATTCTCATTGAGGTAAAACATATGTTGGATTACCACCCTGTAATAGATTAAGTTGCCTTGCTTCAAATTCAACATGTTCAACTATTTCTTTTGAGATTAATTTTTTGCTATCTCTTAAATCAATCTCGTTCTTTTCGCATACATTTATAACAGCATCCATATAGGGACAATCTTTATGTGTTCTAACATATGTTTCAACTAATCTTGAAAATGTCTTTTTATTGAGATCTTCAGTCATGTGATGTTTCCATCACTTCTTCCATTTTTGGTAAATCATCATTGATTTTCCTATCACCATTTTCATCATATGCTGGTGCTAGTGTTTCATGATATAATCTAATTTCTTCATCTTCACCATAAAAATCAAAGGGGTACATACCATCACGTAAGTATTGATTCAGCCCTCTTACATAAGCTTGGACTGAAGTTATCTTAGCTATGGCACCACGTTCATTTCGATGAACTGCCTTCTTTAGAACACTAACCTTGTCTTTCTGGGCCTTAATATAACGCTTTATGTTAACTACAGATAGACCATTGTCATCATCCAATGCAAGCACATTTTCAGCTATATTTTTATATGCTGCTGGCTTTTTAGCTGCTCTAGCCTTTGCTAAGTTTGCTGCAGCTGCTACTTTTGCTTCTTCACTCATCTTACGTTTTGCCATAATGTGCTTCCTTTTTTATTTAATATAGTTATATTATATCATAGAAGTGGACTAAAGTAAACAGCTGCATTAAAATATTATGCTTTAAATTCAGCAGCTTCTTCTGAACCACCTGTTGCTGTGCCCTTTGTATATGAATGGGCACCCATTCCTGCAAGGTCTCCAGCTTGTACAATAAGATACTCATCCCTAATAGGTTCTTCAGCAAAGAAACATTCTAAGATTTCTCTAACTCCATCAGCATATCTTGCTTGAGCTGATAGGGAAGTTCCAGATGTGTGTGGTGTCATTGCGTGGTGTGGCATTGTTCTCCATACATGATCATTAGGTGCTGGTTGTGGGAACCATACATCACCTGCATAGCCACTTAACTGGCCAGATTCTAATGCACGTGCAATGGCATCTTTGTCACAGATTTTACCTCTAGCAGTATTGATTATATAAGCACCTTTTTTACACTTACTGATTAGATCATCATTGAACATATGCTCAGTCTCAGGGTGTAGTGGACAACTAATGTTAATCACATCACAATGTGCAACCATAGATTCGACTGAATCATGATATGTTAAACCTAGTTCTGTTTCTATTTGATTACTCAAACGATGTTTGTCAAAGTAATGTAGATGTACATCAAATGGTTTCATCTTTCTTAGCATGTCTAAACCAATTCGACCTGCTGCAATAGTACCAATGTGCATACCTTCTACATCATATGATCTAGACACAGCGTCAGCAATATGCCAACCACCATCATTAACAATTGCATGTTGAGTAGTGAAGTCTCTTACTAAGACTAAGATCTGCATAACAATATGTTCTGCCACTGATCGTGAGTTACAATAGGTAACTTCTACAACGTCAATGTTGTGGTCCATCGCTGCTT